ATGCCTATTGAGTATAGAAATCAATACCTAATTTAGATACATTAAGTGTCCTTTTCTCTCTAGAAAAATATATTAAACTAGCTCAACCAAGTGTTTAGTAGCTTACCTAAGCTTTATCTTATACGTATTTATGGATCTTTATGGAAATGTTGAATTTTGTGAGCATGGAGTGCTTTAGATGTGAGCTGACTGACTTTTGATAAGATGGGGCTTTTTTTGACAATCTTATCGACTAAACTCTTACCAAGTTTCTCATCATGCTTAACATCATAACGTTTAACTTTTCCAAATGGTACGCTTTGGTTCAGCCCAGCTGATACGACATCGCCCTTGATCCTGTGGTGAGTGACTTTTTTATCAAGCTCCTTCTTGTCTTTGGCTGACACTTGTAAATCTGCGTTTAAAACGGGGTTTGCGGCTGAATTAAAGGTTTCTGCCGAGTGCAAGTTCTTGCGAATAGTCCTGCTATTAGCAATTGCATATTTCACGGATCCTCCCCCAAGCGAGTGTCCTGCCATCGTAAACTTTTCTGGGGCTAAATCTCTTATAACTCGTTCTGTGTTTTTAGTTCGTCTTTTAAATCTTGGATCTACCGATGTTAGACCTAATCCGAAAGCGATATCATTACGAATATCCTTTAATCCTTTGCGACCCTGTACGTGGGTACCTCTATGACTCACATTTATTTCACCAGTTTCTTCATTCTTGTAGGTAGTCATATTTGGATTTGTATATCGCTTATCATCTACTACTGAAAATCCAGTTCCTTCAACTTGCTTATTTATAGCACTAATTCTCTCTTCTCTACTTTTACCCTTCTCGCCCATCTCATAACTTCCTTCCGCGAGTTTTGCGTAAGCTTTCACTTTCTCGTCTTTGACAACCATATACTATTTAATGAGATAAATTGAATCATAAGGTAAGTATTTGAATACTTTATGATTGATAATTTTTATGTTGGTAGAAAAAGTTTTCTAAACAGCAATCGACCACGTCAACGACTGCATATCAAGCTGAGCCATGATTGTATGCTCTCCATATATGTCAATCACATGAGCGGCACCGTTACCAGCGTAAGTAGCTTCAAACTGGACTACCTGACCGATGCAGTTAATACCAGCAACAAGACTGCCTTCAGGAGAGAACTGCGACTCGAGGTCAATATCCAAGAGGAACTTGCCTGTTTGGGCAGCCTCGCTACCATCACCGCTGGTAAGCGAGAATAGACCACCAGAGTTAATAGACGAATCATGCCCATACGAGAGCAACGCACGTTGCGAAATAAGAGCCTCCGCTAACACCTCAGCCGAGTTGTTGGTTCTGTCCTTAATAGAAATCTGGGGATATTTTTGTCCTCCGATGCTGACATTGGCTTCCACGAGACCAAGCTGGGCGCGGTTACCAATAAAGTTGTTAGCAGCAACAACCGTTTGAGGACGAGCAGCAACTAGCACACGGTTAAGAGACGACATAGAGAAACCAAGAGTAGTAGCAACCGATGTAGCGTTAGCAGCCAAAGTAGTCTGATGGTGCTGGTAAGTAGGCATAGCAAGGCGGAACATACCACCAGAGTTAGATGCAACCTGCGACATAACATCGTTTCCAAGTTCTAGCTGATACATCACAAGGGCAACTTCGCTAATAGTAATTTCAGTGTCACTAGCAGCGCCATTAAGCGAACGAGCAGCTGTGTCAAGCTCAATGCGGATTCTCAACGGCTCTCTACCGAATAAAGGCCAGTATTTGCTTGATTGGACAATCGGCGTGAGGCAAAGTGGGAAAGCTACCGAGACGTTAGTGGCGTTAGCAACAGCTTCACCTTCAAACCCACTAGCAGCACCGAAGAGCTTTTTACCAGCGTTATCACGGAACTCTTGCGAAGCGTCTAAATCAAACATCATTTGGTAAAGCACACCATACTGATCTATACTGCATAGAGTCTGACCACCCAAAAGCATTTCAATACGACGAATACAAGCAGGAAATCCACCACTTTCAAAGTTCAAGGCAGCTCCGTTTCCGTTAGCAAAGTTCAAGCGAACATACGACGACTGGGCATCCCAAAAAGTATTAGAGACATTGCTAGGAAGATCAAAAATGATAGTGTTGTTCATGTTAAACGAGTTGCCGTTAGATGGGACAACTTCAGTGCGGATAGCACGGCTAGACGATGCACGAGGAGGCACGTCAGCGTAATCAAGCTTCTTTGTAGTAGCACTCATTATACAAATACTAAAGATTATTTTAATTTAGGATTTGTTAATTTTTCGCTTAAGTATACATTGTTGCTAAAGTATATTGTTGTGCCTCTTCGGTATTCAGGTATTCAAACTTGAGGACAAATACGGCATCGGCAATCGTAATGGCGGTTTTATCAAGCTGGGTTAGATTCAATTCAATCTGTGTCGGTCTAGCACGTGTAAGATATTTAACTGGCTCTCCTGTGTATTCATGATGCTTAGTGGTAGCACCACTAGACATACTAATGATCCCTAAAGCTGCACCGTTGTTGCTAGAAGAACCAGCATTCTGGCCATCTTTAAAAACTACTACAACATTTTGGGCTAGATCGGTATCAAGCACACTTGCACTGGAAAGACTTACGAGACAATACTGCCCACGATTCTTGAACTGATATTCAGGGTTTATATTCCATACAAGCTGTCCGCCAGTCTGAATTGCATCTGCACTATACAGAGTGATGTAGTCGGCGATAGGATCGATAATCATTATATTAATTCATAAGATTAAAATAACGATAAGGTTGTTGTTTACATCATACGAGAAGCTCTCGCAGTCTTAGAGCGTATTCTCTCAACTTTACGAGATACCTGCTGTGTTTTGCGACCAGCCATTACGGCCTCTTCACTGCCAGGCACACCTAATTCTACTCCAACTTTGCCGACGTCTTCAACGACTTTTCCTGCTTTCATACCAATCTTAGTAGCACGTTTAGCGGCTTTGTTACCGAAGTGCGACGCCTTCTTTAGCTTATGTCCGAATTTGTGTAGACCCATTATGTAAATCATCAAGATTTTATTTGGTTTCTTGTTTTGGTTTCTCGGCTTCGGCTTCGGCTTTGGCTTCAGCTTCAATTTCTTGGCGCTGGATTTCTCCTAGAACTCTGTTAGTGGCTATGTTAGTTTCACGCTGAACAACAAAATGCACAGATAGAGTCATGTTAAATGATGATCCGTTGAGGTCAATGATATTGCCTTCTTGATCTGTTATCTCGATGTCTATATGTGACAGCTGTTGCTCGTTAATTTGAAAATATAAGACCTCAGGTGGTGTATAGAATATGTAGTCTCCGTAATTCACGTTATTCACTATAGATGCGATAATGTTAGACGTCTTACCACGTGAATCTAAATTGTTCATCGATACATTCCTGATGCGTACGTATAAATTGGTACTACCTGCAAAATCGCAGACTTTTGTAGATATATAAGTCGTTCCTGACGATGTGGGGAGTTGGTCTTTAAGTCCTAGTTGCCTAGACATAGTGGCACTATCTATCGTGAATGCTGAACCGCCTGTAAATGTAAAAACTGCATTCTCTTCATCAAAGCTTACCGTTATGCTCAGTCCTGCGGCAGCTATCGCCGTATTCAATGCTGTTGTTAGGGTGGAGGCGCTGTAATTGCCAACAGTGACTGAAACTGTTACGGTAGAACCACCTTGAGTAAAGGTAATGCTGTTATTTGTAGAATTAAAATTGTAGATAGTATTTGGAATGGTTAGGTTAGTCAGACCAATAAGGATTCTAATTCCTGGCTCTGCTATGACTGGAGAGTTCAAGTAGAATATCTTTTCCGCATCACTTATGCTTACTAAAGCATCAGCACTTGAGAGATATATAGCTTGAGACGGCATATGGCTATCATTGAGCATGTGAGTCGGCATCGCTTATACTTACGAGAGATAATTAATTACTTGCCTTGCGCTCTCAAGTAGTCGTATTGCGGTGTAAATGTAGCATCTGTGTTGTTAGTGCTAACAAGTGGATTTTCAGGAAGTTTTAGAAAACCATCAATGGTCTCACCACGTAGGATTTTAGGGTTAGCTGCTTGAAACGAGAATGGCATGTTAGCGTCGCTGGGTAAAACTGAATCAAGATAGATGTTCGTTTCAAATTGCGGCTCAATAGGCATTGTGCCTTGTACTGGCTGAAATTGCGTTTGGTTGTTAGCACTTGCTCCTAATACGTTCATTATAGATTTAAGTTAGATTAGAAATCCAAGCTCATATCAAAAGTATCGCCATTATTGGTTTTCGTTGCTAATGCGTATTCACCTACTCGCCGCTCAAAGAAATTAGTTTTTCCGTCAACGCTGATCATCTCCATCCAAGTAAAGGGATTAGAAGTGTCATATATCTTGGAACAGCCAAGTTGTACAGCCAATCTATCTGCTACAAACTCAATATACTGCCCCATGAGATCACTATTCATCCCTATGAGGCGGCACGGAAGTGCCTCGCAGATAAACTCCTTCTCGATAGCTACAGCCTCTTGAATGATCTGCTTAATTCTTTCTTGAGGGCACTTTTCCTGTAGCTTACTATGCAATAGAATAGCATGGTCGGTATGTAAAGCTTCATCTCGAGAGATTAATTCGTTGCTAAATGTGAGACCAGGCATCAAGCCTCTTTTTTTGATCCAATAAATGCTACAAAATGCTCCGCTGAAAAATATTCCCTCAATACAGGCGAAGGCGGTCAAACGCGTCCCAAATGATGATTGCTCATCTGATATCCATTTCAAAGCCCACTCGGCTTTCGCCTTGATGCTTGGAAAGGTCTCTATGGCGTTGAAGAGCTGTTCTTTCTCTACTACATCTTTAACATAAGTATCAATCAGTAGGCTATATACCTCGCTGTGAATATTTTCCATCATAATTTGGAATCCGTAAAAAGATCGTGCTTCTGATATTTGAACCTCATTCATGAAGCGGACACCCAGATTCTCATTTACTACTCCATCAGCATTACTAAAGAAAGCGAGTATATGCTTGATAAAAAAACGCTCATCATCTGTGAGCTGTTCCCAGTGTATGTGATCTTTCGATAAATCAATTTCAGGAACAGTCCAAAAGCAGTCTACCTGCTTCTTGTAAAGAGACCATATATCGTGATAAACTATCGGAAACGTAGTGAAGCGAGATAAATCTTCGGTTAAAATGGGGTCAGTCATCTGGTATGTCTTAACTTGAGATAAGTTTTGAGATGGCTTCTTTTGAGTATGTCTCATCTGTTTTGTCTACAACCTTGTAGGCATACTTCTTTGCATAAGTTCGCATTCCTCCCTTTAATGTAGGCGAACTCCAAAGCACCTCATAAGATAAAGAGCCTGGACTTTCAGGATCTGATAGGTTATCATTTGCATGTCTCACTCTATATCTGTCTTTAACTGCCTCTCGTTCTTTCTTACTTGAGAGATAATGTACTGATTTCTTATCATTCATAAGCGTATAGTCTCTATAGCCTTTACCGCCAAAATGAATTACTTTCTTGCTTGTAGGGAAGAAAGCAGACCACTTTTTGTTCTTGAGATTTGACCTATACAAGTATACGAGAGGTTTGCTCATTTATGTAGCATTAGAAAATAAAATGGTTGGGGCTATAGGAAGGGGGAGGGATATTAATTTTTAATCAAATATGGTGCGTTCGTAATCGTCTTTTTCTTTTTGATAACATTCTTCACAAAGTGTAAAACAATTACACCCTTCTTTGGTACATTCTTGTTCGGGTTCTACGATGGGTTCGGCTCCTACAATCAGGACGACTTCTACAATCGGGACGGCTTCGGGTTGTTCTTCAGCTTGTCGCTTGTTATCAGTATAGGTTGTCATCTTCTTATATACTCTATGAAGATTTTTTTAAATCAGTTAGGTCTTCTTAATCTAAATAGGAGGGTTGGGGGTTATGAGGGTGAGGGTCTGTTTTCGGCGTCAGCCGTATATATATAGATATGCTACTTTTTTCAGCATATGCTAAAAAAAACACTTGTTTGCCTCCGTATAGCCACGAGTTTAAACAACCCTCAACCCTCATACCCTCATACCCCTTATACTATCTTTTTTTTACACTAATCTCAATAATATAATATATACACCATATATGGTAAGGTATTTAATCTTCTTTCTATTAAAAAGAGACAGCACGAAAAAAAAATCAGGGTTGAGGGTTGAGAGTTGAGGCTTCAGAATATTAAGGGACTTCTTATAATTAAGGGACTTCTTAAAGAAAAATCAGTTTAAAGATTTAATCTCACCTATATGTATAACAATGAAGTTCCTGAATGGCTACTCTGTCGATATTAAGAAAATCCCCAAGTACCTTGACTTAGGTCAAGAGTTTAAGATTCATATCAATGAGAAACTGGCTAAAATTATTACCGAATATGATGGTGTTAATAAAAACGGATTACCGTATATTCCACACGAGAGCATGAGTGAATGGAATAAATTAGCTTCATGTATCAAAAACAATAGTCTGCTCGTAAAGTATAGTCCTCGTAAGGGTCTATTAGGACGGCGATACCCTGACTGCCCTACATCTACATTTCCTAACGGAAGACGCAATCCTGAATATGGTCGCCGTTATGGTTCGCTCTGTATGATGCCTCGTGTAATCAAGAACACAATTTTCCACCATGAAGGCTGGATTGACTTCGATCAGGTCAAAGGACACCCTACAATCTTGCTTGAACTTGCAGAACGGAATAAAAACGATCTTCCAGCGTACAAAGAGTATCTCATTAAAGATAGATTCGAGGAAATCGTGAAGGAAATTAGCGACCATCATTCGGTTGAAGGTGACCTACCAATTTCAAGAAGCGATGTTAAATGGTTATTTAACAAGACCATATATGGTGGTGGATTTGGTGAATGGATTAAAGACATTCGTGATGGTAAAAAGAAGGATATGGGTAGCGGTCGCATTATTGAGGTGCGACCCCCACGAGATGTTAAAAATGAAAACAACCCACACCCATTTTATACTCGGTTCAAGAAGGACACACAGTTTATGATTGAGACCATTTACAATAGCAATAAAGAGTTAGAGAATATTGTCTGCGATGGAATGTCGGAAGAAAAAGAAAACTTATGGCGTAGAAAAAATCGTGTGATGTCTTACTTCTGCGGTATCGTAGAGAATGAACTCACTTATCAAGCGTATAAATACGCACATAAGAACGGAATGTGTCGTGCAAGGCAAGTGGACTGGGGCTATGATGGATTTACTATCCCACCTGTAAATGAGGACGAGATTGATATTAACTACCACGTGAGGATGATGAATAACCATGTCAGGAAACAAACAGGATTTAAGAATGTAAGTTTTATCCGCAAAAAAATTGATGAGGCAGATGTATTGAAAGAAGTAATCGAACAATACGAATCCATTTCAGAAGTAGATGAGAATGAAAAGTTAGATGATCTTAATGATGGAGAACTCGCAGAAGCAGTCATAGATCGTTTTAATCACTGGGTCTATTGTAAAGGAATACTCTATGTATTTGACGAAAAAACAAGGATGTGGAGTGATGATAAAATGATTCACATTGCGGTTCTCAAACGTGTTATGGATGGAGTAGTTTCCAAAAAAGTTTTAGGTCTAAACAACATCCAACGTGCAATCACTCAAATTGCTTCTATGGTTGTTGATGACGCATGGCTTGATCGAATGTGCGACACATCCCTCAAGAAACTACTATTCAATAATGGATATTACGATGGAGATACTGGTATGTTCCACACCGAACCTGATCCTGCAATTATGTTTATGGGTAAAATCCCCCATGATTACGGCAGACCATCTAATGATGATGAGATGGATGATATATTTAAACGTTTCTTTGCTGATCCGCTTACAGAAGATGTAGGCAGGTATTATTTAGAACTCCTCGCACGTGGTCTTATGGGCGAACAATTAAAGAAGATTGTCTTCGGTCTTGGCGATTCAAATACTGGTAAATCCACCATCACTAAAGCACTCCAAGCATCAGTTGGTAGCGGACTTGTAGGCACATTTAATGCCGAATGCTTTACTCTAAAGCAGACCTCGCAAGATGAGGCACAGGTTCTACGCTGGGCGTTACTCAACCGATTTAAACGGCTGATATTCTCTAACGAGTTGACAAATAATGCTCCGCTTAACGGTAATATGATTAAGAAAGTATCAGCTGGAGGCGACGAAATGGTAGGACGACTTCATGGTGGTCATGAAACGACATTTACCCCACACTTTATGGCTAATTGTTTTGCAAATGATATAACGGAGATTAAACCATATGATGATGCGGTTCGTAATCGAATGAATGTAGTTGGCTACAATAAAGTCTTCGTGGAAAATCCACGAGAGGGCAAGAATGAACTCAAAATAGATCCGAATATTATGAATGATATTCGCAAGTTAGATTTCCAACGAGCATTCGTAAACCTTATGATTCGTGCGTATGAGAATTACAAGAGGGATGGAGCGTTGACAGTTCCAGCAGAGATGGAGTTATCGATTAAAGAGTGGGTATCTCAAGATACACAGGTCGTAAATAAACTGATGGAGTGTTATGAAATTACTGGCGATCATGAAGACTATGTGTCATCAAGTGAAATGAGAGAGTGGGTTAATAGAACTAAACTCGGTATTAGTGAGGTCAAGTTCGCAAGAGAATTGAAGAAATACGTCGAGCAAAATAATCTTGATGTCATCAAGAAGGCGAAGAAAATCGGTGGACGATCTGTGATGGTGTGGTTTGGAATTAGAGCTTGTGCAGACGAGGAAGGAGTACAGTTTTAACTATCTATCCTCAATCTAATGTTTTATGATAATGTAGATAAAATACGTTATCATATATGGTGTAAGTGTTATTGAAATATCAAAGGGTCAATCTCCCTATATATTTTAGAGATTCGCTTCCATGCGTAATGCTTTTTAACATACAGACATCCTCTCTTCTTGTACTCATCGGTATGAGCGTTTTTAGATCTCCATACTTTCATATATGCTGACTTGTCTTCTTTGGATGCGAAAGGCATTTTGCTATACTATATAGTCAGATAATCTTTAAATCATAAGTAGTCCTTTTGTCTCGTAAATTATTTTCTTAATTGTTGCTATTTATTACTAATTATTACTATTTATTGCTTAATTATTCATCTGCGGTCATTATCAATTTATCGAAGTTTTTGAAAAATTGGAAGTCACTACCGTGACGTAGACTACAATCGATCATTAGAAATGTATGACGCTCCTTGTAGACGAAGTCAAATAATTGCCGAGCATCATCTGCCTTCATAAGAGTAAGCTCATTTATGACGGTATCAATCTCTTTTCGGTTCTTCGGCTTGAACAAGAATATGCATGAAGAATTAGATCTCAAACCTGGCGAAAAGTCTACTATGCGATGCGATATGCATATGACGCTTAGGTTTTTGTGACGACGATTGCGTGTAAGCATATTGAGACGTTGCTCGATTTGCCTGTTCTTTCTTAATTCTGTAGAGACATCATCAAGAATAAGTAGCGTATGTTCATCCGCCTCTACAGCATCTTCCGTAAGGTCATCTACCATTTCAAATACTTCTTCGGTAAGCGATTCAAATCGTTGGTCACTTGGTATGGTTGACATTAAAGCATTATCAATAGTGTGAGCAGAAGGGCTAACGAATACAATGTGATCAAACATGGAGCGATAAGACAGTTTATATTTTCCACATTTAGATGTTCCAGGCTTGGTAAGCAAACTAACAAGAAGCGATGTTTTACCGCTTCCTGAAGCTCCACTAATAAGATACAGGAAACTTGTACCCATAAGAGGAGGCACAACAGTCTGCCCTTTATTGTTTTGAATAAGTCTATCGCATGACATAGATACCTTGCCTACAGATAGGTCTTTATGGTCTTGTTTCTCAATCTTCATTTATATATTGTAGAGAGATTAAATGAACCTCATAGAGGTTTTTGGTGGAGGTAAAACAACCTCTTTAGGCTCAGGTGAAACAGTTGATTGCTTTTTAGGTTTAGCTCTCGGCTTGGAATCCTTCGCACCAGCAGGTCGCCCTCTCCCTTTTTTAACAGGAGCTGTCTTAACAGCTTCAGGTTCAACCTTCTTTTGACTTGCCATGTAAGCCTTAAACCATCCAGGCATTTGCTCTTCTTTAGGAACTTGAGGCTCTTCCACAGGTGGTGGGGTTAGATTTGTAGTGATAATAGGGGCAACATTCTTTTCCGCCTTACCAGCTTGTAGAGCTTTCTCTGCCTTTTTCTTCTCACGTCCTGCTTTCATCTTTGCCTTTTGTTCTTCGGTCAGCACACGCTTCACACGAGGTTTAGGTGTCTTAAGTTCTTGCTTAATATCATGGACTGACATCTGACTAATAACCTCATTACCTTTAGACACACGAATTGCATTATCTTCAGGAGGAGGAGGCAGAGCTTCTTCATCTGAACTGTCTTCAATAATCTCAAGCACGACTTGCTTATCTTTAACCTTCTCGATCGGTTCTTTGATAACCTTTTTTCTTGGCATATACTATAATGCAAGATTTTAATAATTCTGAAAAAGATCCTGTGGATTTTTTAAAACTTTCAGACCTCTGTTTAGACATCTGCAATGATAAGGCAGTTAAGTTGGGCGATTGGAGTGATAGGGATGTAGAACTGTTTGTTTCTCAATTTAAGGAGGCTGAACTTGAACCTGAAATTGACATGGACATGCTTGATCCTAAAGCTTATCCTCGCTCATATTTTGAGAAAAAGTTTCCAGGTTTTGATGACACGGTAATTGATGCTTTGTATGAATTAGAAAATAAGTCGTTAGAAGACACGAGACTATGCCCTCTCAGATTTCGACATGATAAAGTAGGAACTCTGGCAATAGATAATCCAAACAAGATATATAATGCCGCCAAAGAAAGCAACCAAACCGAAGGTCAAGAAGAAACCAAAGGCAAAGAAGACTGTGCAGCAGAAACAGAAACAACAGCAGACAGTTATTGTTCAGATAGGTACGCCTGGTTCAAAAAAGCCAACGAAGAGGAGGAAGACGACCGCTAAACCTAAAACATCAGCTCCAGCTGCAGCCCCACCACCACAGATCCAGCAAACATACATGGCTCCTATTTTTGTTCCGCTACAGCCAGTACCAATTATTAGACAGCGTATTAGAAACCAAGCTGACATCCAAGAGCAATTAAGAGCATATGATCGTCAGCAACAAGATTTAGTCGGAGCTAACGCTGCGGCGTTTGAAGCTACAAATATCCACAAAGAAGTTTTATATCCTGAACCAGTTATTGCGACTAAATTAGGTGGTGAAGTTGACCCAAGAGAAGCAGAAGAAGCAGAGTTTCAAAGAAAGAAAGAACTATCACGGAAACCAGTTGATCCTGCAACAATGGGATTTGGCGAACCAGCTCGTAAAAGGGGACGACCTGCTGCAGGTGCTAAGGGAGGTAAAAAATTAAAGGCAGATCTAATTAAAGAACTAAAAGCTTCAGGCTCAGGCAGTCTGCCACAAGGATTTGAGAATTATATTCTAATATCACTCCAAAGATTAGCTCAAGAACGTGGGATAAGCCTTGTGTATGAGTAATTTATTATCTCACCACAATACAAGCATGTTTATCTTGGTGATGTATAGCGACTACGAGCATCAACGTATTGCATATTCAGGCATTTTCAAAACTAAACGAGATATTCTCAATACCGTGCCAATATTGTCTTATGCTGACCTCACGAATAAGCCGAAGAAATATCGCACAGTTAAAAGCTTATTTAGATGCGTTGAAGTTCCAAAACATAAGAAGCGATGCTTCTCGACTTATCATCTTACGAAAGTTGAACCATAAATTAAATTGATAGGTAAATAACATCTATGTTAGACTTATCTGATAAACTAAACTCTCCTTTGAGATAGATTAAATAATAAACGTAGAGAGAAAAGATTGAATAAATACCTTCAAATCATCATTCATATCTATAACCTAATAGGTATGAATTAAGTTGAGTTTCTCTCCAGAAATAGATTTTATAATGAGCTAACTAAGAGTTCTTTACCTAAGCTTCTTCAGCCCCTTTGAGTTCTGTGGATGGAGGTTTAACATTACTAATATCATATTCGGCAAGTAAGGTTGAGATGCTTGTCCCTCTGTTGTTGGATACCTTGCGAAGCATATTGTAAGAGCCTTTGTTTGCTACCTCCGCCATGACCACCTTCATAATCGCAGATTCAGTCAAGCCCATCAAACGATGCTTTTTAAGATAAGCACCAAATGACGCAGGAGGCACAGCACCGCCTGTCTTGGTTGTAAGGAGAGGCTTATCCATTTCATCGCCCAGATATTCACGAGCCTTATCGATAAACGCACGAGATGTGATCTTGTTCTTCTTAGTTCCATACGACTTAGATGTTTTGTAAATATTTCTGATTAGCACAGCATGTCCGTCTTGTAATACAAGATGATTGCGATCTTTATCCAGCTCATCAATATCCACACGTCGGCTATCATTACCACGGTGAATATCGATTAATGCAATATCGGCGTTACGAGTATTTGCGTAAATAAACAACCAATTGATAATATACTTACGAGGGTCTTCAACTTTCTTGAGAGCATTTACCATCTCCTTGTATGTAGGAAGTGTCTCGGTAAGCTCACCATTTTTCTTAACCTGATGATCTCGCTTATGCTGTCTAATCTTTTGATCTATTTCGTCAATCTTTTCTTTATCGTTCTCGCTGGAAAACAATTTCTTAACAACTGTCAATATTCCTGCTCTCGCATTAGCATTCAAATCGTCATCAAGTAAAAGTTCTTCGATCTTATCAAGACCAACAGATTTTACCGACTTACGCTTGTCATTAACGCCTAAAGATTCACGCATTCGCAAATAATTATTCTTGTAAGTTGTTGCCGTGTTCTCTTTCACATCTTTTGTGATGAGTGTTAATTCCTTATTCATTATATAATAGCTAAATATTATTATTTTTCACTGGGCTTATTCAATAGTTTGTTATAATGAGTTCTCTTCTTGTTCCAGCACCAACCGCACTGTTATTTCTTGAACCTCCTCTAACGCTAATACTTGTTATCTTATACTTGCTAAATAGTTTTCTTACTCTAGTGCTGTCATTCAAAGTTAATAAGAACTTACCCTTTACTGTATTCAATACTTTTGCCAACTCATCTAGGATGTCATCACTTTCTTTATATAGATTGTCTTTGTCCGAATCTTCATAAGGTGGGTCTAAAAACAAGAAGGCATCTTTGTTGTCATATTTTCTAATCACTTGTTTATAGTCGGTGCTTGTTATAATAGTATTTTTCATATAATCTTTATAATCTCCCCTAACAATTTTTTTCATTTTGTTATAGATCCCAGCTTGATTATATATTTTACCCTTCCCTATATTACCGAATGTCCCACAAAGAAGTATGATGGCTTTAGCAAGATTATTTAGATTACCTGACTGTGTGGTTTTTACATAAGTATTTATAGCAGGTAACGACATATTATTAAACTTTTCAATATCACCTGTGGGGTTAGTCTTTAATAACCTAAAACCCATCGTTACAATTTTATCCTTATCATTTAAAACACTCTTAACCTTATCAGGGTCATTTTGGATCTTGAAGTATATAGCACCTGATCCTACGAATGGTTCTATATATGTCTTATAATCATTTGGCTTCATACGAATGATTGTATCTTGGATGGCAGTTTTTCTACCTACTCTACAGAATGGAGTGGTTAAGTTTTTCATATAATTACTTTCAATATTATATCTTATATGATGTTTTGATTTCCTAAAAACTCAACATATTATTATATTATTACCTAAAACAGCTTAAAAATAACACTCTAATATCAATAACTACATATATTTTAAAATAAATACTTATATTGACACCTAAAATGGTAAGAAAAAGAGAACTTTATTATATGTTAGGCTTCATAACACTATTTCAGACGATATTTAAAGTCTGAGATATTGTGGAGGTGACAGCAACACGAAACCGCTTGGCTTTATAACGTGTAGTAATTTTACTACAACATTATTATCGTTTTATCTTTAAGTCTTTTCAATATACTATAGGGTTAGATATTTAATCTCCTTAATAATAGTAAATGAAAAATAAGGTTAGTTCGTTGTCTGTCCTGAGGAAAGCTCTGCCTATATTTCCTGATGAGATTATTTACATCATAAGTAAGTTTCATGGAAGATGGGTTAAGCTAACTGTGCCTACACATATCAAGGTGAAAATTAGAGAGCCGCGTGATAAACGATGTCGCAAGAAACATTTAATCTCTAACCATTACATATGAGCCGTAGATCTAAATACACAATTGCGATTTCGAAGTTTGATCTGCCTAATAGAAAAAAATCTACGTTGAGTAAGTTTTTTAAAATACCACGTACCCTAATAAATGATGCATATGATCGTGGCGTAGGGGCTTTCAGAAATAATAGTGCGAGTGTTCGCAAGGGCGTGGTAAGCGAAGAGCAATGGGCAAGTGCAAGGGCATACAAATTAATTGTCAATACCATGAAAGCAAGAAAAGGTGAGAAAATCCCAACGACAGCTGGTCACGATTATGATTTGGTTCAGAAAGCTGTAGCTCATTCTAATTTTGTTCCAACTGCAAAGCAATAGCTTTACACTTTTTTGAACGTTGATGTCGTGGCATATGGTTTCTTGTTGTCATAGAACCACATATAGGGCATTCAATCTTTGCATTCTTTTTCTCACGAATATGCTCCTTATTCTGTTCTCTATACTGTTTGCCGTATTCAAATATCTTGTCTTTATTCTTCTCGTTATACTGCCTCTTATGCTCACGAATATGCTCTTTATTTTGTTCTCTATACTCACGCCTCTTCTGGAGTATTTCAGCATCTGTGATATAACACCAATGAGAGTTTAAAGTCGCACCTAGCTCTTTTCTCCATTTTTCTTCTTCAATCAGAAGTTGTGTTTTATTCTCGCAAGGAAACTCTTTTATAGGCATCATATTCCATTCTCCGTTTTCCCTGATTGTATTGTATAGTTTGCTAGTGCAATGCCAATGTTCAAAATTAACGCTCTTGTTATGCTGATACTTTCTCTGTGTAAAGTTGCACGTAGAACCAACATAAAGATCATCACCAGTCTCAATGGTGTAAATAACGGCTTTGCTGTAATCGGGCATCCTATTGTATATACATATTGCCTGTTTCTTTTAAACCATTTCAATTTATCACTTTTTATCACTTAAGATGCAATTAAATGCTTGGAAAAACGACATCCAAACCACCAGTTTATATTGCTATCACTTTCGCTGTCATCATAATTCCTGTTATCGCTGTTCTTGCCAATGCGGGTCTTAAATCTCAGATTATCATTTTGAGCTAATACAATCGTAGTTGAAAATGCTAAACTGCCACCCACTCCACTGTTATCATCCCTGATATATGTAAGGGCAAAACTGGCAGGACTAACTCTGAAACGAGCTGTATCATCGTTGACACTTATATACTGACCGCATACCAAACGACCATTGAATGCAACATCTTCGATTGCAGCGTTACAATCAATAGTATACGTTCCTGCTTCGTTGATTGTAAATACTCCTGCATTTTCAGTAATCATACCACTTGCATTAACGTTAACTCCCTCTATGAATACATTATGGATATTGTCTGACCCCCATAAATTATTTGTTGCACTCCCAGGCGAACCTCCAAATTCCACGAATTTCACAGCGTTCTCAACTTCACGCACGTCTACAATATCATTTCCCCTTAGATCTAAATTGGAGTTTCTAATCTCTACCGTCGTATATGTGATTTGCAACTTGGTTTGATTATTTGCACCGTTACTGTCCTTCATTTGAAACTTCATGTTGTTGGCTGTCTCATTATAGGTTTGTCTCGCTTTGAAGTCTCCTGTGCCAAAATCAAGGAAGTGAGCTGCTGTATTTACCGAGTTATTAATCTCCATACTTCTAATTGTTATTGAGTTAATACCACTCACAGAATTGCTACCGAAGTTTACAGCAGCTGTCCCAAGATTTGCCGCTTCACCATTCAGCTCTAAATCTGTCCCATTAAGTTGAAACTGACTTGTGTTATAATTTAATTTTAAAGCAGGATTTGGTATGGCTGTCCCATCCAGCTCTAATGGTAACAAGATGCCGAATACGTCTGCCTTATCATCTATCTTGCCTTGAAGGTCAGAGCCGTTTAAATTAATTGCACTAAAGTTACCAGTACCTCCGTTTGTGAGGTTACCGCTGTTTAGATTAACACTAGCAACCGATAAAGCAGACGAACTAGTTAAGGTGTCTTGTTTAGTTGTTAATTCAGTTTGGTCAACTGATATTGTAGTGCCTATTCCAGCAACAATATCTATTCCATTACCAGCTGTTAATACTGCTTGTTTCTGATCTAACTCAAACTGCGTGACTTCTGCATTTAAAGTTGTGCCTGTGAATGATAAGCCATCTCCTGCTGTCACGGTTGCTTGTTTTGAATTAAGCTGCGTTTGAACGGCACTCGTAACTCCTGATAAATAATTTAGCTCTGTATCAGTAACTGTGCCAAAAGTATCTGCCTGAACGGATGTTGTCGTTAGTGTTCCGCTATCATTTAGCACCATGTTATTTTGACTATCGCCAGAGTTTCTGAATGCATACACATTACCTACGAACTTCATCTTACCAGCAGCATTTGAACGATTAATAGTAGTCACAGTATCTGTTGAGCTATTTCTTTGAAATACTATCTTATCATTAACCTCTAGCTCATCTAATCCAATATTAGTGCTATCGGTAATGACATCTTGTTTGCCAGTTTGCAGTGCAGTGATATTGTTGGTATTCGTAGAGATGTTAGATGTGTTGGTTGAGATGTTAGATGTGTTGGTTGAGATGTTAGATGTGTTGGTTGAGATGTTAGATGTATTAGTTGAGATGTTGCCAGTAATAGTTGATAACTGAGTTACTAATGATGAGCCGTTAAGATCTATATCAGCCACGTTATCTATGGCGTTATCAAAGCAATTTAGATCTCCGTTGTTTTTTATTCTAAACATCTCTACTCCATTCAGGTCATCATGGAATGACAGGTTGTTCGCTGTGATTTTCAAATTGCCATTATCATTTCCACGCTCTAACTTGCATCGTGCATCATCAGTAACTCCAATCTGAAAATTGACATTACCATTCACCTCAAGATCATTCAAGACAATATTAGTAGTCTCAGTTATCACATCTTGCTTCGATGTCTGTAGGGCAGTAATGTTAGTTGTTGCAGTCTGCAACTCTGTATTAGTAAGATTGGTTATCGTACCGTTGGTTGCTACAAGTGTCGTAGTCCTTACGGTGTCAGCTGTTAGGTCACCTATGCTCTCAGTATTTTTGACGTTCTTTCCTGCTAAAGTTGATGTGCCTTTTATATTCTTACCCATCTTTTCTAGTATGTAGTGAGAATAAAATATGATGTCTATGTATATGACTGATTACTCCACTTATACAATCGAAGCCAGTTTTGCAGTGCTAATCATGGCTATTGCTCATAAGATATACAAGATGAGATGTGACAGTAGCAGTCACTGCTGCGGAGAAAATGTAGCAGTTCGTCTGCATAACGAAGGCGATGGGCAGGGGGAGTATCAGATGAGTAGGAGACAGATTAATACAAGAGATACAACCTCTTCTCAACCTGAACAAAAAGTCTAACCTAGAGAGAATATACCTATTAATTGATGCCTATTGAGTATAGAAATCAATACCTAATTTAGATACATTAAGTGTCCTTTTCTCTCTAGAAAAATATATTAAACTAGCTCAACCAAGTGTTTAGTAGCTTACCTAAGCTTTATCTTATA